ACTACACTTTGTAAAGTATATAATTCTTTAATAATAATAAAATAAATACATCCAACATAATTATTGCCAGTTTTAATGAAAATCACCTATTACCACTCAAAAATAAAAATCTTAATTTAGGTTTTATTACCAGTAATGTATTCAATTCTAATTATTTTTTTAATATAATACAAGATTATAAATACATACTAACTGATATTGATGTTATTAATAATGAACGTAATTATTATTGTATGGAGCGCTGGGTTAGATGTTTTGAATATGAAGAACCTTATAAATTAATTATTGATGATGATATTTTACCTTCACCAACTTTAATTAAGAATATGTTAAAATCTAAACTTCCTATTACAGGAATTTATGGAAAACGAGGAGTAAGTACCTCTAATAATTATAATGAGTTAGAAGATGTTTGGAGTACTGGAGAAGTAGATTTTATTGTAGGTTCTGTAATTTTAGTAAAACAATCTATACTAAATGAGATACATATAGACCTTGAAAAAACAGGCTATCCAGAAAGAGGTGATGATATAATTATAAGTTATTTACTTAAGCATAGATTGGGAATACCATTAAAATTATCTTCAGGTCGATTTATGTTTTTACCAGAAGGAGATGTAGGTTTAAATAAAAATAATGAGCATTTTATAAAAAGATGGAACGTGATTCAAAAATTTCAAAATATTGGTTGGACAGATTAATGGGAAACAAATAAAATGGATGTACTAAAGAGATTTCCAATAAAATATGTTCGAGATTACATTAAAAAAGATTATAAAGTTAGAGATAAATGTTATATTTGTGGATCTAAAGATGACTTAGAACTACATCATCTTTACAGCCTTTCTCAACTGTGGGAAATATGGTGTAAAGAACATAACTTAAAACAAGTTGAGAGTGTTGAGCTTATAAAATATTTACGAGTAACATTTGCTAAAGATAATAGTAAATATTTAAATAATAAAAATCTTTACACTCTTTGTAGGATGCATCACTCTAAACTACACACATTTTATGGGCAAAATTATTCTAACCATTTAGTACCTAAAGTAAAAAAATGGTTAGATATTCAAAAGGATAAGTTAATTGGCTGAAATAAAAAAAGAAACACCAAGCTGGCGTGAGTGGGTAAGTGAAAAACTTAATCCTGCACAACCTTCTATAGCGTCTCTTGAACCTTTTGCTTCTCCAGAGACTATAGTTGACTATGAACAGGCATATCGTGAAATTGAGATAATTCACCGAGCCGTTGAAATGGTTATTAGTGCTTGTGTAGATACTCCTCTTAAAATTACAGGCAATGGCCCTGCTAAAAAAGTTAATAAACTTTTAAATATACGACCTAACCCCTATGAAGATCGTGTTCGATTTTTTAGACGTGCTCTTTTAGATTTTCATCTTGACGGAAATGCATTTTTTTATTACGATGGTAATGATATATATTTGTTACCTGCAAATGATGTTGAGGTAGTGCCTGATCCTCACACATTTGTTAATCATTATAACTATATGATTTCTAATCAACAAAGTAATGATTATTTTGGTTATCGAAAAGAGACGAGAAAAAGTTCTGCAATAACTTTTGAACCTCATGAGATTATTCATGTAACTAGTGAGAATACTAGTAGTATTTTCAGAGGAACAAGTAAATTAAAACCGCTTTTAAGATTAATAGAGCTTTACTATTATATGATTAATTTTCAAAGACAATTTTTTAAGAATAATGCCATACCAGGTTTTGTATTAACTACTGATAATATTTTAAGTAAACGAGTTAAAGAAAGACTATTAGAAGGTTGGAGAAATTCTTATACTACTATTTTTGATAATGCTAGGCACCCTGCTATATTAGATGGGGGTTTGAAGATAGATCAATTTTCACAAGTAAAGTTTCAAGAACTTGACTTTGAAAACTCTATTGAAAGAATACAGCAAGATATGGCAAAAGCTATAGGCGTACCTTATGTCATGCTAATCAAAAGCTTTTTTATCAGCATACTGTTATGCCAATTTTAAATCAGTTTTGTAGTGCCTTTATGTTATTTTTTAATAATGATGTAGAGGTTAAACCAGATAAACTTACAATACCAGCACTACGACCTGATGAACGTACACAAAGTATTTATTATTCAACTCTTGTTAACACCGGTATTATTACACCAAACGAAGCAAGAGCTGGATTAGGATTTCCATTACTAAATGGAGAAGATAGCATTAGAGTACCCCAAAATATTACTGGAAGTGCAACAGATGCTACTCAAGGGGGCAGACCTCCCACCGAAGAGTCTGAAAATCAAATCGAAGAAGGAACAAGCGATGAAGGATAAAATGCTTTTTATAAGTAGCGAAATTGAGAAAGCCTCTTCATCTAAAAAAGATAAAGTAAATATATCCTCAGATGATCTGGAAATAGATATTCCATCTTATGAAAATCCTGAAATTTCT